GCCGCGCTTAGCATGTCCCTTTTCCAGCAGATGTGCCAGCTGGTAGCGGTTCTTGGAATGCACCACCATCTGAATACTCTGGCTGGATTCGGACTGTTTGGTCGCCACCCAGCTTCCTTTGTATGCGCCCGTTCTGGACGGTGCATTGGCAGAGATCTGGTCTTTGACCGTTTTCGCAGATTTGCGGACTGCCTTCTTAACCTCGGTGGAGGCAAGGGTCGCATATTCTTTTAAGCCCTCGTTGATGGCATCTGCCATCTCATCGATGCTGACAGTTCTGCTCATCCGGCTGCCTCCTTTCCAAACGGCAATGAATCTTCAGCGTTTTCTTCTGGAAATTCATCGGGTCAATGGATTCGATATTGTAGAGCTGCTCCCGAAAACGGATGCGGTAACCAGTGGAAGTCAGGCCTCTCGTCTCACTGCACCAGCGGACCGTGAACACCACACTCTTCTGCTCGGCTGTGACCTCACCCTCTTCTTCCTGCGCCTGATAGGTCGAAGCGTAGGCAAAGCAGGTGAAATATTCCTCCCATGTGTTCCGATGGTTTCCGACCTTATCGGTCACGACCGTGCTTTTCTCGATCGTGATCCGCTCATTCAGTTTCTCGATCATCAGAACACCCCCTCCCTCACAGCGAACAGAATAGAGCGAAGCGTCAGCATCAGCTGCTTATGGTCAGCTTCGTCCCGGTGCTCATAGAGATACCCCAGTGCATACAGAATCGCCACACGGCAGGTGCTGCGCAGGGCTTCCAGTTCCCTTGTGGGCTGTACCCCGTTCTCGGCATCCCGGTCAGCGGCGTTGACTGCCTCCCACTGGTCTTCCGATAAACGGCCCACGTCCTTGCACATCTGCTCCGCAGAAGATAAAAGGATGCCGAGCAGGGCATCCTCATCGCTGCTGTCCACGCGGAGATAGGTCTTCGCTTCGTAAAGTGGGATCAGTGCCATAACCGGCTCCTCCTTTCCTGGCTTTCTTAGCCCTGCGGTGCCATCTGCAGAAGCTGTACGGCTTCCGGCAGGATCAGCTTGCCGTCCACACGCTGGGTGGTCAGGAAACCGACCTGATCAGTACGGGCATACAGCTCGTTCAGACGGCGGAAGGTGCGGTTCTGGCGGTCAGCCACCCAGTAGTAGCTGTAATCGCCAAAGGCCATGACCTTGCTGCCACCCTTGATCTCCGGCATGAAGGCGGAAGTCTTCAGCGGACGGTTCAGCAGGGTATCCGGCTTGCCGATCTCCAGACCCGGCTTCCAGATATAGTTGCCGTTGTTGTCCTTGATGGTCATCAGCTGCAGCACCAGGGCTTCGTTGCAGAGGAACTGTGCCTTCTTGCGGTACGGAGCCTTCAGTGCATAGTAGAGCTTGAAGATCTCATCGAAGGTAACGGCATCCTTCTGGGCAGCGGTCACACCGACCTTGGCACCGCCGGTCTCAGCCAGCAGACCCAGAGGCTTGCCCACACCGTCACCGGTGATAAAGGCGCGCTCCTCTGCGTTGCCCATGCGCACACCGAAACGGCGGGCAATATAGGTGGCAAGGTCAAAAGCGGAATCGTTCAGGAGTTCGTTGGAGATCTTGATCATGGTGCCCAGCTTGTATGCAGACAGCATGGTCTGGCCGAAGGTAGTATCGCTCTCCGGGATCTCCTCACCCTCATCGATCCAGCTTGCCTCACCGGTATCCTCTGCGATGGGGATCTTACGGGTGCCGGAGCTGGTGCGGATGACCGTTGCCAGACCACGGAAGATGTTGTTCTCCTCCAGTGCCTCCACCAGCTTCTTCTCGAACTCATCGGGAACGGTAAAGCCGCCCTCTGTGTCCTCACCCACAGACAGGGCATTGCGGACCTCGCCGTAATGGCCACGGTTGCGGATCATGTTCCAGAAGTTCTCGGCATACTCGGCAGTGGCGGTCGGCTTGACATCCTTCTTGGCACCGTTCTTCGGGTCGGCGTGGACAGGACTGGAAGTCGGTGCAGACAGCTGTGCCTCGATCTGTGCCTGCTGCTCCAGACGCTCGATCTCTGCACCCAGGTCCTTGACCTCCTGTGCCATCTTGTTGTACTGCTCCACGGCCTCAGCCTTTACCAGACCGTTCTCGCCGCGGTTCTTCTCCAGAAAGTCCTTGGTCTGCTCCCAGAGAGTGTTGCGCTTGGTGCGCAGTTCCAGAATCTTACTCATAGTGTTTGTCCTCCATAGATTGATTTGTGGTGATATAAAAAACAGCCTGAATGCACATCACTTCATGCACTCAAGCTGTTTCATCAGGATATTGTAAGGGATGCTGCCATCCTCGGTCTTGCCGTCCAGATCAAGGACAGGGCCGGAATTGGCAGGTGGTTCGGCCGGAGGTGTCGGCTCTGCGGACGGTTTCGGGTCAGCAGGCGGCTCCTTCGGCTCAGTGTGCTTCTGACCTACGTCTTCCGGCTTCACCCCCAGACGGTTCAGGACGATTAGATCCATCTGACGGCTGGAGAAAAGGTGCCCTGCCGTATCCTTCTGGAACGGCTTCTTTTCTTCGCCCTCGCCCGGTTCACTGTCAGGGTCTTCTTCCGGTTTCTCCGGGTCTGCCGGGTCACTGTCCGGCTCCTCCTCTTTCTTTGCAAAGAGGATCTCGTCTGCGAAGCCCAGCTCCACAGCCTTCTTCGCATTCATCCAGGTCTCGTTGCTCATGAGATTGGCAATGCGGGCATGGGTCAGACCAGACTTTGCGGCATACGCATTGATGATGCTTTCCTTGACTTCGTTCAGCACCTCGATGGCTTTTTCCATATCCTTGGTGTTGCCCATCGCAACCGTGCTGGGGTCATGGATCATCAGCATGGCAACAGGACTCATCTGAACAGTATCACCGGCCATTGCCACAACAGATGCAGCAGATGCCGCAATTGCATCGATCTTGACCGTGATGCTGCCCTTGTAGTCCTTAAGCATGGTATAGATCTCGGCAGCGGCGAACACATTTCCGCCCGGACTGTTGATCCAGACGGTCACATCCCCCTCGCCGGATTCCAGCTCATCCCGAAACATCTGCGGCGTGATCTCATCACCCCAGAATGATTCCTCATCGATGGGACCTTCCAGCCGGAGGATTCTGGTGTCGTCACTGTTTTTGATCCAGTTCCAGAATTTCTTCATCGGGTTCTCCTTCTTTCATTCTTTCGTGGCTTACTCTCACTCAGCCGATTTTCGCTGTCAGGTTCTTCTTCCGGATCTTGTTCCTCTGGCTGTGTCTGTTTGGGCTGATTCTGCTGGACTGCGGCAGCTTTATTCTGCTGTGCCACTCCTGCATCTTTCAGCTTCACATAGCCGCCGTTTAGGTAGTAGTCGTCACCACCCTCCTCTGCCGGGATGAGATCCATGTTCTCCAGACGATGCACATCATTCGGAGAGAGGAAGCCGTTGCTGATGCCGGTCGCATAACCGTTCATCCGGCTCTGGTAATCGCCACGAAGCAGACCGTCCACATTGAATTTTGGAAAGTAGGTATCCTGCTCCTCCTCCAGCAGCAGATCCTTGATGATGCCCTGCTCGATGCGGACGAGCCACGGGGTCAGGGAGTGCATCACGAAGTTCAGCGACTGGTATTCAATGTTGGAGAATGTGGCTCTGGACAGATCGGCTACCAGATGCGGAGGCACACGGAAGATGCGGCAGATCTCCGTCACGGAAAACTGCTTCGTTTCCAAAAACTGGCTGTCTTCCGGCGGCAGGGAGATCGGTTTGTAGGCCATGCCCTCTTCCAGCACTGCCACACGATGGGCGTTCGCTGTGCCACCATAAGCCGCTTCCCAGCTATCCCGGATACGGTTCGGGTCTTTCACAACGCCGGGATGCTCCAGCACACCACTGGGCTGTGCGCCGTTCTTGAAGAAAGAGGAACCGTATTTATCCACGGCAATGGAAGTGCCGAGGCTGTTCTTCATCATGGCGATCGGTGAGAAACCAATCAGACCATTGAAGCCCAACCCCGGCACATGAAATATCTCGTCCCGGCGAAAGTCTTTATTCTGCTCTCCCGGAACTTCATCCGTGTAGGCGTGGTAGATATAGTAGAGCTCGCCACTCTCATCTCGGTCGACTTCGACATTTTCCGGCAAAAGCGGATACAGACCCAGTACCGTATTCTTGCCATCCCGGACGATCTGTGCGTAGGCGTTGCCCCAGAGGAGCAAGTGGGTCATCAGTGTTTCCCAGAAGACAAAGGATGTCATCTCCGGGTTGGGCTGGCGATACAGAATCTTATACAGCGGATGATCCCTCGCCTTTTCCTTGTTGCCGTTATCGTCTGTCATCCGGTACAGATGCAGCGGCAGTGCCGCAATGGACTCTGCCAGCAGACGGACACAGGCATACACAGTCGGGATCTGCATGGCTGCTTTCTCATCCACCTGCTCCCCGGCATTGGAGCGACCAAACACAAAGGTCTGCCCGGAATCGCGGACGTTATCCGTGACCTTCGGCAGACCTTCTTTTGGCTGTTCTGTTTTGGGAGAATCCCTTGGATTCTCAAACCCCATCCATTCCCAGAATCCCATTAAGCCTTATCCCCCTTTTCCAGTTCCGGCAGACCAGCAAGGCTGGTACCGAGGGACGCAACACCTGCCACGATCACTGCACTGCCGACCGCCATCCAGTCCACCGTGCCGCCGGGCATCTGTGTCACAACCAGGGCCGCGCCGGTCTGGAACATTGTCTTTGCAGCACGGATACCGGCTGCCTTCCACCATTCTGCACTCATCAGATACTTCATTGTGTTTTCCTCCAAATCTTCATATCAAAAAACGATCATGTCACGTTCGTCATAGACGCTTCCCTGCTGCTGTCCTTCGTTTCGGATGCAGCGGTCCAGTGCCATGATCGCAGCGACGATACCATCGATTTTCTCCGGCGATTTTGCCTTTGTCGGCTTGATATTGCCTGCCGGGTCGGTATCCACGACCACATTCCCCGCCATCCATGCCATGACCGGGTTGCCGCCGTGGGTAATACGCCCTTCCATCAGGAGCTTGTAGAACTCTTTGGTAGGCGGGCTCATATCTTTAAAACCCTGACCGAAAGGCACGACCGTAAATCCCATCCCCTCAAGGTTCTGGGTCATCTGCACCGCACCCCATCGGTCAAAGGCAATTTCCAGAATGTGATAGGTCTTGCCCAGCTCCTCAATGACTTTTTCGATAAATCCGTAGTGGATGACATTGCCTTCTGTCGCCATCAGGTAGCCCTGCTGATACCAGACATCATACGGAACGGATGCCCTGCGCACACGCTGGGGGATCGTATCCTCCGGTATCCAGAAAAACGGAAGCATGATGTACTTCTCCTCTGGAACTCTGGGCGGGAACATCAGCACAAAAGCCGTGATGTCTCCAGTGCTGGACAAGTCCAGTCCTCCATAACAGTCACGGCCTTTAAGTGCTTCCATATCGATTGGCTGATTGCCGAGGTCATAGATGTGTTCCGGGATAAACCGGGTCAGCGAGGACACCCACATGTTCAGACGAAGCTGCTTGAACACATTCTCCTCTGCCGGGTTATCCAGTGCTTCCTGATATGCATCCCGGACACGCTGGATCTGAATGGTCTGCCCCAATGAGGGATTTGCCTTATACCAGTTGGCTTCATCATGCCAGTCATCCTCATCTGTCAGTCCATAGACCACAGGATAAAAGGTGTGGTCGATCTTACGTCCAGCCAGCAGGTCAAGGGCTTTCATGTGGAGCTCGTAGCAGATGCTCTCCTTGTCCGTGCCGGCCGTGGTGATCAGGAAGAACA